GCGGCAAAGTGTCGTCAGCATCAGCCCGTGCGGATGGTTGTGCACAGCGGGGTAAAACCCGTGGAAGGATAGTCTGAGATGGCTGAGAAATGGATTCAGAAGGCGATCAAAAAACCCGGCGCGTTGCGTGAGTCGTTGGGTGTTAAGGGTGATAAACCCATCCCGGCAGGCAAGCTGGCGAAAGCGGCTAAAGCACCGGGCAAGCTAGGCCAGAGAGCAAGACTGGCTCAGACCCTGAAGAAGATGAAGTGAGATGAAGAAGCGCAAAAAGTTTGACGATGGCGGGTCGGTGATGGATATGCCATCACGGGATATGCGTGACCCAGCGTACCGTCGTCAGTTGGAGCGTGAACAAGCATTAGAAGCGTCACCAGTAGGACCAGAAGATTTAATTGGCTTAGGGCTAGGCAAAAGAGCGTTGAGTGCCGCAGAAATGGCGCTACGCCCAAATGTGCAGAACACCCTTGTTAAAGATATATTAAAAGGCTCAGGCAAAGGTACATACGCGGTTCGTAATGTTTTCAGCCCAGCGGAACTTGAGGATATTCGGCGCACAGGCTACATGCTGCCAAGTGCCAAAGAAGTGGCAAGCGGCAAGAATCGCAAGTGGTTTACTTTGACTGATACCCCAAACAAACAGCACTTGAGAGTACGGGCAGACAAAGTGCCGCCCAATAAAGCAGTGAAACGCAAAGATATTGAAAGGTATGATCCTGAAACAGGCGATTATGTTCCATTCAAAAAAGGCGGTTCAGTAAAGTCAGCCTCGGCCCGTGCAGATGGCGTAGCGCAACGTGGTAAAACACGGGGCAGGATAAGATGAGTGTGCTGCAAGTCCGTCCTGACCTGATCTTTGTGGGGCAGGTGCACGGCAAAAGCGTAGCAGTACCGTCAGAAGTCAAAGCGGCTATCGGTAAGTACGGAGCTTGGTACGAGGGTAACGGCGATGATCGGATACCGGGGATTAAGTACCAAGGTTCTTGGGACGACGCGCTGGCAAAAGATGTAAAGGGCTACCCAAAAGAATTTTTGTTTGTTATTTTTACAAATACAGCAGTTAACCAACAGAAAGAAATACTGGTGGGTACGGGCACTATTTTTGACAGGTTGCTTAAGACGCAAGGGCAGTACGGTTACTTTAAGAAGCGCAGGTTTGGTGCCGATACGCTGACTGAGTTTCTAAAGGCGATGGGCGGTGCGTATCTAAAAAACAGCAAAGCTGAGGCGACCAAAGAAAATGTGGCGGCGTTTATAAGTAGTGGCGAAAAGGACATGTGGGAATCGGGCAGTACGCCAGCAAGGAAGATGGCAGATAAGGCGAATAAATACCGAGACATGTGGCTGCTCTCGCAACCCAAGGGTGTTTATTTTGTGGGGTCAGATCACCTGCAAGACTTAAAATTGTTACATGCAGGCAAAAGCTCTGGCGTTGAAAAAAGTGATGCAAACCGGAAAAATACTAGGCTAATATGAAAGCCCCGCAGCAAAGCTTGAAGTCGTGGACGGAGCAGAAATGGCGCACAAAGAGTGGCAAGCCGTCGTCGAAGACTGGCGAAAGGTACCTGCCAGAAGGCGCTATCAAGTCTCTCAGTCCAGCCGAGTACGCAGCAACGACGAAGGCGAAACGGGCAGGAAAGAAAGCTGGCAAGCAGTTCGTTGCACAACCAAAACGCATAGCCCAGAAGACCGCGAGGTTTAGATAATGGCTTTTACCACCTCCACAACTAGCTTCAACCCGGACGTAAACGAACTCTTTGAAGAGGCGTTTGAGCGTTGTGGGCGCGAGTTGCGTACCGGTTATGACTTCCGGACGGCGAGGCGTAGTCTTAATTTCCTGATTACCGAGTGGGCTAACCGGGGCATCAACCTGTGGACGATTGAGCAGGGGCAGATTCCTCTAGTGCAAGGGCAATACGTCTATGATCTACCTCTTGATACCGTTGATCTTCTTGAGCATGTTATTCGTACTAATCCCGGACAGATTGGTAATCAGACGGATATAAACATCAGCCGTATCTCGGTTTCGACGTACTCGACTATCCCGAACAAGTTGGCGCAAGGTAGGCCCATACAGGTTTGGGTGAACCGGCAGTCGGGGCAAAAGGTCGGGTCTGAAGGTGCGACACCAAAGTATCCACAGATTAATGTCTGGCCTTCGCCGGATCAGGGCAGCTTAGCGTCGCCCTTTTACTATTTTGTGTACTGGCGGTTGAAGCGCATTTATGACGCTGGCACGGGTACAAACGTAGAAGACATCCCATTTCGTTTCCAGAACTGCATGGTGGCGGGGTTGGCGTACATGTTGGCAGTTAAATTGCCGGAGGTAACCCCGGATCGCATCGCCATGTTGAAGGCGCAGTATGACGAGGCTTGGGACTTTGCTTCTGCGGAGGATCGTGAGAAGGCACCGGATCGGTTCGTGCCGCGTACGCTGTTCTACAGGTGATGTATGCCGAGTAAGTATTCAAGCGGCAAACACAGTATTGCGGAATGTGACCGTTGCGGATTCCGGTACAAGCTGAAAGAACTACGCAAGCTGACGATTAAGACCAAGCAGGTGTCGATCAAAGTTTGCCAGAATTGTTGGGAACCGGATCAACCGCAGTTAAGTTTAGGTCTATATCCGGTGAATGACCCACAGGCTGTACGAGAGCCAAGACCGGATATAAGTTATAGGCAGTCTGGCTACAATGGGTTGCAGGTTACACAGATGCCGGGCACAGGGTTGCTGGCGTTTGGTTTCCCAGAAGGTGGTAGCCGAGTGTTTCAGTGGGGCTGGGCTCCGGTAGGTGGAGCAAGTGGTAACGACGTGGGGCTAACGCCGAATAATTTAACGTCAGCAGGTGTCGTAGGCACCGTGACAATCTCGTAGGAGCAACTATGGACAGCATGAAGAAAGTAGCCAAGGCGGAAGTCAAGGCACATGAGAAGCGGATGCACAAAGGCATGGCTAAAGGCGGCGTGACTGGCGAAGCTATGCGCAAATACGGTCGCAACGTAGCCCGCGCAATGAATCAGAAGTCTACTGGAAGAGGTCGATAATGGAAAAGATCAAGCCTTCACCATACAAAGCTGAAGTAAAAAACCAGACTGGTACGCAATACACCAACGAAATGAATATTGGTGCTGGCGTAGTTACTAAAGGCAACTACAAAGAGCCAAAGACCACTGGTATCAAAATTCGTGGTACTGGCGCAGCTACTAAAGGCGTTATGGCTAGGGGCCCGATGGCATGACTTACAACGAACTGTTTATTGCCGTTAAGAACTACCTGCAAAACGACTTCCCCACAAATACGTGGACGAACGTAGCAGGGACGGGTACTTCTACATCTAGCGGCACTAATCAGATCAACCTGTTTATTACGCAGGCGGAAGAGCGCATCTATAACTCGGTGCAAATTCCCGCGTTGCGTAAAAACGTCACAGGCGTTACCACTAATGGTAATCAGTATTTGTCGTGTCCATCAGACTTCTTGTCGGTGTTTTCGTTGGCAGTAGAAGACGCAAGTGGTAACTACGAGTATCTACTGAACAAAGATGTGAACTTTATTCGTGCGGCATACCCAAACCCAAGCACCACAGGCATTCCTAAATACTACGCCTTGTTCGGGCCAACCGTTACATCGAACGTGATCAGTGACGAGTTGAGCTTTATCCTTGGGCCTACGCCTGATGCCAACTACGACGTTGAGCTGCACTATTACTACTACCCAGAGTCAATCGTACAAGCGCCCGTTACTTTGCTAGGTGCTATTACATCTGGAGGCTCTGGCTACGTTAATGGTACGTACTACAACGTATCACTTACGGGCGGGACAGGAAGCGGGGCAGTTGCAAATATCGTGATCTCTGGTGGCGCAGTAACTTCTATCTCATTGACCAACGGCGGGGCGTTATACACCGTAGGGGATACGCTGTCTGTAAGTCTCGGTGCTGGTATAGGATTTGCTGTTCCTGTTACAACGGTGGGCAATGCTAATGGCCGCACATGGCTTGGCGACAACTACTCGCCTGTACTGCTATATGGCACGTTAGTTGAAGGTTATACCTTCATGAAAGGTGAACAAGATTTGATTGCTTTGTATGATGGAAAATACAAAGAAGCTATGTCACAACTCAATCGTCTGGGTACAGGTCTTGAGCGTGGTGATGCTTATCGTGATGGTCAGGCGAAGATTAAGGTGAATCCGTGATTCAACAAGGACTGACGAATAGCTTCAAGCAGGAGATGCTCCAAGCAGGGCAGAACCTTGCCACGGATACGCTCAGAATGGCGTTGTATACCGCATTAGCAGATATTGGTCCTGCTACGACAACGTATACCGGCACCACGAATGAAATCACAGGCACGGGTTACACGGCAGGTGGTGAGTTAGTTACAGGCGCGACCATTTCAACGGACACACAAACCGGTACTGTCTACGTTAATTTTGCTGATGTGTCGTGGCCCGGCGCTGATTTTACGGCGCGTGGCGCGTTGATTTATAACGTCACCCGCAGCAATAAGTCGGTCGCAGTTTTGGACTTCGGCTCAGATAAAACTTTTACTTCAACCAACAACACCGTCACGATGCCAGCAAACACGGCAACGACGGCTCTAATTCGTTTTCCTTGAGAGGTCATTATGCCTATCGCAAAATCGCAAATGGGTGAAACTGTTCAGGCTGGCGTAGGCAAAGCCGCGCAAAGCGACGCGCATGTCGGACTGGGCGGTGTGTTTAATGTGCAGTGCTTTGACGCTGATGGCAACCTGAAGTGGGAAGATGTGTTCCACAATCTCGTCGTCAACGAGGGTCTGCAAGACTTGAACAACAAGTACTTTAAGGGTGTGACTTACAGCGCCGCTTGGTATCTTGGTCTGGTAACAGGTCCCGGTTCTGGTACGACATACGCTGCAACAGATACGCTGGCATCCAAAGCGTGGACTGAGTTTACTGCTTATTCTGGTAACCGTAAGGCGGTGACGTTTGGCACCCCGACACTAGCTGACCCGTCTGTGATCAGTAACTCTGCTTCGCCCTCTCAGTTTTCTATTACTGGTGGTGGCGGCACTGTGGCTGGTGCGTTTTTGACGAATGTGGCTACAGGTACTTCCGGTATCTTGTTTTCAGAAGGCGATTTTACCGGCGGCGACAAGCTCGTAGCCTCGGGTGATACCGTGAACGTCACCTACACATTCAACGCAGACGCAGCATAACGGAGGATTTATGGCGACATTCAAGAAGGGCGATACCGTCAAGACCAAGGGCGTAGTGCCACAAGGTCCGGTAGAAGCCATGCGTATGGACGAAGACGGCAACGTGCAGTATCTGATCTCTTGGACTGATTCGGATGAGGTGACTCAGTCACGCTGGTTTGATGAGGATCAACTGACGGCAGCATAAAAGGTTAAGGGCGCATGTTTGGTATCACGACCTTCTCGCAAGCGCCCTTTTCCACACTGGGCGGTAATACGTTTTCGGTCTCCGTTTCGGAGTCTGTAACGGTAAGTGATACAGAATCAGCTACATATGTTTTTGATGGGCAGATCGCTGAAACGGTTACGTGCTCGGATGCAGTAGCAGCGCAGTTTGATGTGCTGGCAGCAGTCAGTGAAACTATATCACTCAGTGATATAGAAGCGGTGCAGGCGGATTTTGTTGTTGCGCTAAGTGAGACAGTAAGCGGTAGCAGCGCGGAAGCAGCGCAAGTTGATTTTGTTGTAGCCGTAAGCGAGACGGCAAGTGGCAGTAGCACTGAGGCAGCGCAGGTAGATTTTGCAGGTGTCATAAGCGAGACAGCGGCAGGGTCCGACAGTCAAGCCGCGCAGCTTGATTTTGCGGCGGCGGTATCTGAGAGTGTGGTGGGAAGTGATGCTGTAGATGCCACTGCTGTATTTGTTGCTGCGGTAGCCGAATCTCTGGTGCTGTCAGACGCGGTTGCTGGTGTTGCAGATTTTGTTGTGGCAGTCAGTGAAACAGTAGCAGGGTCGGATACTGAGGCGGGGCAGGTAGATTTTGCTGTAGCCGTAAGTGAGACGGTAACGGTAAACGACCCAGATTACATAATTTCACTGGTTCTGTTTACCGATGTAAGTGAAACAATTAATGCGTCGAGTGTTGAAGACGGCGCGTTTGAGATATCTGTAGCAATAAGTGAAACGGCAGGAGTATCAAGCACAGAAGCAGCGCGGGTAGATTTTGGCGCATCGGTAAGCGAGAGTGTAGGCGTTACTAATATAGATGCAGCTGCCGCTGCGTTTGTTACTTCAATCCTAGAGCAAGTCAGGTTCTCGGACGCAGTTATCTCAAGGCTGCTATGGGAATTAATAGATGACAGTCAATCGGTAACTTGGCAAAATATTAATACTAATGTTGATGGAAGTTGGGCGTTGGTAAATGACAGCCAATTAGTAACTTGGCAGAATATCAACACAACAGGCGGTGCGTCTTGGGATGAGATTGACACTGATCCCGGCACTACATGGAACAGAATAAATACGGTGTAAGCGATGCCACTTGTAGTTGCAGATCGGGTAAAAGAAACATCGACCACAGGCGGAACGGGCACGTTAACGCTCGCTGGCGCGTCTGCGGGGTTTCAATCGTTCGCGGTTATTGGCAACGGTAACACGACGTATTACACGATTGTTGACTCCGCAAACAATACTTGGGAAGTTGGTATTGGTACGTACACCGCATCAGGTACGACACTTTCGCGGGATACGGTGCTGTCAAACTCGTCGGGCACAACGACACAGATTAACTTTGCGGCAATCAGTAAAGATGTATTTGTCACCTACCCGGCAAGTAAGTCCACGTATGAGGACGAGGGTCAGGCGGTTTATGGTGGGGGCGGCACAGCGGCTATCTACTTGAACTCGCAGAACGTGACGGTTAACACTACGGTGGCGGCAGGCTACAACGGTATGAGCGCGGGTACAGTAACTGTGGCAAACGGCATAACTGTGACGGTAGCTGACGGTTCCCGATGGGTAATTGTTTAAAGGTTATACATGGCAACGACAATTACAGCAGGAAATGCCACAAACGGGTTAAAAATAACGCCTGATAATACCGGCATACTGGAGCTAAAGACTGGTACGGGTGCGGGTACGACTGCTTTGACATTGAACGCTTCGCAAAATGCGACGTTAGCAGGGACACTACAAGTAGCTGGTGTGACTACGAATATGTACCCGATTGTGTCTGGTACTGCTCAAACTGCGCCGTTTACCGACAATACTCGTGCAGACTTTCTAAGTATCCCATCATGGGCAAAGCGGATTACGGTGATGTTTCAAGGGGTGAGCACAAGTGGGACATCTATAGTGCTTATTCAATTAGGTACTTCTGGGGGTATTGCCGCAACCGGCTATCTAGGTGCAGCAGCGGATTTAGCTGGGGCTACAGTAGCGAATTACACTACTGGTTTTGGTACATCTCAAGCCGCTAGTGCTGCTACCGTTAGACATGGAGCTATCAGCATTCAAAATATTACCGGCAATTCTTGGACTGCGAATGGTGTTTTAGCGGCGAGTAATGGAGCGCAGATATATCCTATGGCTGGTAGTGTATCCCTTTCAGGAACACTTGATCGCGTCCGTATAACCACCGTCAATGGTACAGATACTTTTGATTCCGGTAGTGTTGTCAATATCATGTGGGAGTAATCATGACAGCAGGGATCAAAGCGAATGTTGATGGAAGTGCAGCCGTTCAGGTAGGCGGTACAGATTTTATAACCACGACATCTGGTGGTGCGGTAACTATACCGGGGTCGCTTACTGTTACTGGTGCTTTTACGCTTTCTAGTACTTTGGGCGTTGCTCAGGGTGGTACAGGGCAAACAACTTATACAGATGGTCAGCTTTTAATCGGGAATACAACTGGAAACACGCTGACTAAAGCCACGTTAACTCAAGGTAATGGGCTATCGATTACTAATGGTGCTGGAAGTATTACAGTTAACATGGGTACGCCGAGTACCCTCACAAATACGACAACAAACTCTGCATCAGGCTCAACTCATACTCACGCTCTGACTGGAAAACTTGTAGAGACAACTACTGGAAACCCACTTTACTACGGCGCAAGAGCATGGGTGAACTTTAACGGTACGGGAACTGTAGCTATAAGACAATCAGCTAATGTAACAAGTATTACGGATAACGGTGGACTTGGGTGGTACTCGGTAAACTTTGCAACTGCCATGCCTGATGAGCAATATGTAACTGTAGGTTCTACTGGGCAATCTATTCTTGCTTTGTTCAACCCATACATAAATACATCAAACACTCTTAACGCGCCAACTGCGTCTAGCTTTATGTTTATAACGAGAACCCCGTCAACAGCCACTATCGACGTAACATACAACCTTGTAGCTGTTTTTCGTTAAAGGTCAGTTATGCAGCCTAGAATAATTTACGAAAATGATGAAGGTGGTGTGGCTATCGTAGTGCCTTCTCCAGAAGCATTGCAAACACTTACAGTTCAGCAAATTGCTTTAAAGGATGTCCCTACTGGAAAGCCATTTAAGATTGTTACAACGGATGATATTCCATCTGATCGGACATTTCGTAGTGCATGGGAGGTAGAACCTTCTATTTTGACTGATGGTGTAGGTGCTGATTACGGTGTCGGCTCTACAAAAGATGTCATAGGATGGGATGAAAATAATAATCCTATCCTTAGAGGAGATGCGGGATGACTGTAGTTATTGATGGCACAACGGGAATCTCTGGTGTAGATGGTACTGCGTCTAACCCGTCCTATGAAGGCACAGACAGTAATACGGGCATATTCTTTCCTGCTGCGGACACTATTGCATTTTCTGAAGGTGGCGTGGAGGTCGGTCGATTTAATTCTAGTGCTAACTTTCAATTCAATTCTGGTTACGGTTCAGTCGCTACAGCCTACGGTTGTAGGGCATGGGTGAACTTTGATGGCACAGCGTCTGGAACATTTGCTGGTGGTGTTTCAACGGTGACTAGAATTGCTGGCTCTACTACTGCTACTGTTACAACCACGACAGCGCATGAATTAATTACAGGTAATGTCGTTCAGGCGCTAACAGGCGTTGTTGCTGGCACTTATACAGTTACTTTTATTAGCGCTACACAATTTTCATTTACCACAGTCGCTACAACGGCGTTAACAAACGCATCCATAACCTTTGCTGTGAACAGCATTAGAGCAAGCGGAAATGTGTCAAGTGTTGCGGATAACAGTGCTGGTACATACACAGTAAACTTTACCAATGCAATGCCGGATGCAAATTATTCTGTTGTTTTAGGCTTGAACGCAGCAACAGACGGAGCTTTTATTAAATTAGGAAAATCTACTGGTATTGGTGTGCCTACAACTTTAGCATTTCAAGTTAACACAACAAGTTTTACAGCAGTACCTACAGATTATCCCGGAGTATTTGCAGCTATCTTCCGCTAAAAGTCAATCATGAACCAGAGAATTATTTACACAAACGACGATGGTGGTGTGGTTATCTTGATCCCTACGCCTGAGTGTTTGACAGAGCGCACGATTGAAGAAATCGCTGCCAAAGACGTACCTGCTGGCAAGCAGTACAAGATCATTGATTCAACAGACATCCCAACCGACCGCACTTTCCGTAACGCATGGGAAGCGGTTATTGATGAACCGGATGGTGTAGGTGCAGACAGTAACGAGTTTCCTGCTAGGGAGGAAGTATGATCGTCGTAAATATCAACAAGGCTAAAGCTATCGGTCACGATATACGTCGTACTGCTCGTGCGGAGGAGTTTAAACCGCATGATGAGGTCATCATGAAACAGATTCCCGGCGTAGATGCACAAGCAGCCGAAGCTGCGCGTCAGGCAATCCGAGACAAGTACGCAAGCATTCAGACGAGCATTAACGCTGCTACAACACCAGAAGAAATTAAAACGGCGCTGGGACTAACAAATTGACCCGCTAACCCTACTCGCTGCTGCTAACGCCGCTGTTGCGGCAGTAAAGGCTGGATGCAAACTTTACAAAGACATTAAAGGCGCGGCGGGGGATGTAAGCGACGTACTGAAGGACTTGAAGGCGCAATACGACAAGATAGTAGACCCAACGCCAATACAGAAGCAGCAGTACAACGCCGAAGTGCAGCGGGTGCAGGAGATAGCAAAGGCTGATCCGAACGACGTATTTACCAACATCGGCACTCAGTTAGGCGCTTTGATGGATACGCATGACGAGATTGCCAAACTATTGCTGAAAGAACAGTTGGAAGCAAAGACGGTATACAAGGGGGATGACAGCGTGGGTAAGCGGGCGTTGCGCCGGATACTGATTAACTCAAGGCTCGATGCAATATGGGCCGAGGTTAGAGAAACGATGGTGTACAAGGCCCCACCGGAGTTAGGTGCGCTGTGGAGTAAGTTTGATGAGATGCGGCAGGAGATTATCGCCGAGCAGGAAATAGCCCACGCAGAGGAACTGAGACTGGCTCAGATAGCAACATGGCGACGCAGAAAAAGAATAGCGGAAATCAGGGCAAAGGCAATGTGGGTTTCGGCAGTACTCTTCGTAATAGTATGGGCGGTGGGTCTAATGTGGCTAACGACAAGAAGCATGATTACGAGAACGTCCCTTGGTCATTGATTGTTGTCGTGATGGCAGTGGTGCTGATGTTCTTTATCGTCATGCCTATCTTAGCGTTTATGTACTACGACATGTACTACGCAACACAGGCGGCAGTATCCGAGGTCAAGAAGATGCGGGAACTACGCAAAGAGATACAAATTGAACGGATGTACGGTAAATAAGGAGCGGTGATGCTGACTTTAATCTCTACCATCGGCGGCTATATTGTCGCCCTTTTCCCAAGACTATTTGATATGTTGCAGGATCGTGCGGATAAGAAGCACGAGCTAGACA